TGGGGGAGTTCCCGAATGTCTGAGAAAGAAGCGCTGCATTACACGGTTGCCCGATTAGTCTACAGTTTAGTTGTTTCCTCATTACCCCATGTATAACTTTTTGCCACCGGCGCGCCAGATGATACTGGTCCGCATCTCCCTTCGTGATCGTCCGCACCTTAAACGCTTCAAGCAGTGGGACAACCTGTGCCTCGACACTAAGTCGAGCATAGGCCGCCTTCCGCGAGCTGTTCTCCGCCTCTGTGTATAATTCAGGGTCGTGAGGGGTGCGTACGTCCACGTATTCAGTCCTGTATGTACAGTATGAATGTAGGTAGCCCTCTTCGGGCTCCGGTAGTGTATACCTCTCGCCGTGGGACTTTAGTAAGTCACCTACTGCCCCCCCAAGGTGACGGCCATTATTGACCGATGCACCGAGGGAGGGGAGACGAGAAGGAGGCCTAGCCTCTAATGGGATGGATCTGTGAAGTTTGTGTCTTTTGTTGATTTTGTATGACTGTGTTTGTTCGTCGTATTTCACGACCTTTCGCTCGTCCTGGTTCGGGAGATAGCCAAAGATATCATCAGCGCATTGTTGGATTGCCTTTATAATCAAGCATTCCATACGATCGCTGAGGGGATCCTCGGTCTTGGGCTCACACATGATTTTTTTGTGTTTAGCCAGATTCTCCTCCACGAAAGACGAGTCGACAGCCAGTGAGGCGTTCTTTGTCATGTACATATCCTTGGTAAGTATGATCATTAGTCTAACAACCTGTCCGAATTCCTTCTTCCCTGTTGCTTTTTGTGTAGACCTACATAACTGTACCCAACTCGGATCATCATAGAGGAAAACCAATCGTTCCCCATTAGATTTCACCACGAAGTCCGGGCAAGGAGGTAATTCTGTCTGGTGAAGCATAGACGCCCATAAGGTCGCTGTACTCCACTTCAGAAACTTCTCCATGAGCCCGAATCTCGCATATGCCCATAAACGCCCCATCAACCTAGACTGAGCCCCTTTAGTTAGAGCCCCTTCCAGTCCTTGGGAAATCTGTTTGTCCGCGTGCCGTCCATAGTCCCCCCCGTTTAGGGAGACCTTCCATAGTTGCAGTGTATTCTTATACCATTGCACCATGTGGCCGGCCTTCGTGAAACAGTCCATTGAGAGTAAGTCGAGAGTCGGTGCCGTGGTACCACTTGAAACGAGCTCTTTTGTCTCGTTGTATGTTTTTAAGACGATTTGAGGGTCCCATAAAGGGATCCCTTCAAGCCATTGAAGAGCCGAGAGGCTCATCATAGACTCGATCGTCGAACAAGTGGGGGCTTGGTTTTCCAGGTTACCCATTTCCTGAGCGGCCGGCTTCTCCCCTGTAAGGGGGGGTCGCCGACGGGAATTCTCACACCGTGGTTCACAATCTTGCATTTTGGCTGAAAAGCTAGGATGTAAGCGGACTATGACGTGTG